ACCGCCTTGACCACGGTGTAAATCGCCACGGCAATGCCGCGAATTACGCCCTCCATCACCTTGAACAGCGCCGTCCAATCCTGATCGGTGTCGAACAGATCGACAAACACCTCAAGGATCGACTGCAGCGCCGGCAGTAGCGCATCGGTCAGCTCCATGCCGAAGCCCTGCGTCTTGATGCCCAGCTCCGTGATCGTGTCGTTGAACAGATCAGAGCGCGCAGCAAAGTCATCGCTCACCTTGTAGGTGAACTGCTCCATGCTGTCTGCGCCTTCGTTCAGCAGCGGGATCAGATCAGCGCCAGCCTTGCCGAACAGCGCCACGGCAGCCGCGGCCTTCTGCGCGCCGTCTGGCATGTCCGCAAAGCGATCCGCGATCTGAGCGAGCACCTTGTCAGTCGGTGCCACCTTCCCGTTGGCATCTTTGACGCTAATTCCAAGCGCAGCAAACTGACGCGCCAGAGCGTCGTTGCCCTCGGCGGCCCGGACCAGGTTGATGTTGAGCTTGGTCAGGCCCTTGCCGAGCGTGGCCATGTCCACGTCAGCCAGCTTGGCTGCATTGCCGATGCCGATCAGTGCCGAAGCTGCCACGCCGGTCTTGGCCTGCAGATTGAACAGTTCATCGCCTGCATCAATCGAGCCCTTCACGATCGCGCTCAGGCCGCCCACTATCGCGCTGCCAGCGATCGCAGCACCGAAGCCGGCCACTGCACCCTTTAGGGATCCAAAGCGGTCTGCAGCATTCTTGACCTGCCCCTGCAGGCCCTGCATCGAGTTGCCAAGCCGGCGGATGTTGTTCTCGCCCTGAACGTCCGCCTTGATGCGGAGCAGCGCATCCATGTTCATCGCCATCTCAGCTGCTCCTGTCGTTGATGGTCAGTAACGCCGCCGCCTCCATCACCTGCAGATCCTCCAGCAGCGCGCGCGGGTCTTCCACTTCGTACAGTCTAAGGAGCCATGCCACGGCCTGATAATCGAGGCCGAGCACGCCGTTCATCGTGGTGCGCCACTGCGTCTGCAGGCGCAGGAACATCTCAACCACTGGCCAGTTCTCCTCAAACACCTCGAAGTGATCAGGCGGCCGCTCTGGCAGCACAAAGCCAAAGATCGCTGCGTCTGCCTCCGTTTCATCCTTCACGCCGCCGCTGGCCCAATGCTCGGCGGCCTCGATCAGTTTTTTCTCTTGGCTCCTTTGATGCTGTCGATGTAGGACTTGAGCACTGCCACAGCAAGGAAGGGCACCTCAAGCAATCGCTCCAGTGCTTGCTGGCTGTAGGGGATCGCCTTACCGTCGTCGCCGGTCACGCCAGACCAGCCGACCAGGACATCAGCCGCAATCTCAGTAATGCGGTTCAGATCGCCCAGATCCTCCAGTCGCTGCAACTCAGCCACCATCGGGCCGACCTTGCTCTGCGGCAGCCGCTTGAACTCAGCGTCAAACGTCTGCCGATCAAACCGGCCACCGTCGATGGGAATCTCGACAGTGACCGGCCAGATGTAGGAATCGCTCTGAGAAAGAACGAAAGGCATCAAAACACCTCGATGGAGAACTCGTCGTCGCCGGTACCATTATTAGACGGGAGCGCGACGAACGGCACCGTGCATTGGGTGATGCTGTTGGCCTCGACGTAGTTGATGGTGGTGATGTTGGCCCGTGGCACGGTCACCTTCACACGGTTGCCGGCAGTTGTGCCATGCGTCACGGTGCAGTTGCCAGTGGCGGAGGTGGTGGCAGCCGTGAAGTAGTCCTTAGTGGCCATCAGCACGGCATCGAACTGAGCGGTGCCGGTAGTGTTGCGGTTGGTCAGCAGCACCTCTTTGGTGTTGCCAACCAGCTCGCGGTACACCATGTCCATGCCTACCTGCAGCTCTAGGCTTTGCAGCTCAGCGGCGTAGCTGTGGAACTGGAAGCCGGTGGAGTTGGTGTTATTGAACACCAGCGGTGACTGGAAGCCGCTGTAGCTGGTGCCAATGCTCGAGAAGGCAACATCAACCGGCGACTGGTAGATGCCCATCAGCTCGAACTGGTAGACGGGGATCTGCCCCACCGCCATGCTGAGGCTCACGGTGCCGCGGCAGCCGATGACCTTGTGGGTAACGCCGTCGATGTTGACGTAGATGGTGCAGGAGTTGAACGACTCCGACACAGGCGCATAGGTGACCTTAGTGCTGGCAGTGACCGTCTCGGACATACCGCAAGCCTTCAGGATCGGGCCGTACTTGGGCACAGTGCCAGCAGCGCCAGCGCCGGCCATCTCCACCTCAAAAGTGATACGGCTGCGGACGTTGGCGATCAGGATGTCGCTGGCGCCAAAGTAGGGGCGCACTAGGTCGCGGTTGACCTGCTCGGCGTCGATCGGCTGGATCTCTAGGTTGCGCACCAAGATGGCGTTATTAGCGCCAGTGGGCGTGGGGTCCGTGCCGTAGGTGGTCTCAGTTTTAGCGAGGATCGCTCGCTTGTTGTAAAGGAGTGGCATGGCCGGGTTACCTCAAGACTCGGGGGAGGGTGCAGGGGCAGGCTCAGAAGCCTTGGGCGGTTCGGCCTCTAGCTCCGCTTGCGTAGGTTGAGGCTCCGTGCGGGAACCTTCCACCAGCGCGCGCTTGCCAGATTTTGGGTCGACGGTGTAGGTGCCGCCTTTGCCGTGGTTTGCGTCCACCATGCTAAGCCTCACGCCAGAGAGAGGTCCGCAGCCTGCGTGCGGTAACGGATGGAGTAGTCCATCATCACCACACCCGCCGGCTGGTCTGCTTCCATGTTATCGAAGGTCACTGTCAACGGGACAATCTCCACTACTAGGCCGGTCAGTGTTGCGCTGCTGAGCAGCTTCTTGTGGACATCTTCAACGATCGGATCGGCCAGCTGATCAGGCACAGCACCACGCACAATCACCGCGATCCGCACTGTGAGCTGCCAATCGAGCTTGGGCACCACGCTGTTGTCTGCCGTGTCCGTAAGCGGCTCGACCACAATCGCAGGCGATTCGCCGCGGGCGATCGGTTCCACCCTGCTGCGGTAAATCCGCGTGCCCACCTGCGTGGTGCCTGTGAGCGCCGTGCGCACAGCGGCCAGGATTGTCTCGCGGCGTGTCGTCATACCTTTTGCAATCCGATCTCAACAAACGCGCCATCATCCAGCTGGCGGGTCTCGCGCACCTGGTAGTTCACGCCGGCCACTGTGATCGCGTCGCCGTATTTCAAACCGCCAAAATCGGCAAAGCGTGCTGTCAGCGTGTAGTCGGTGCTCAGCACCATCTCGCCAGCCAGTACCTGCGTCGGCATGTCGAGGATGCCCAACGCTGAAACAGCGCCAGCGGTGCAGCTGACGCCGAAATCATCCAGGAACACAGCAAGGTCTTCAGTCAGCGCCATCGGCAGCCTCCGCCTTGGGCTTGCGGGTTGCCTTGGGCTTGGGCTCCTCAGCCGGGGCCTCAGTTGCCTTGCCCATGCGAATCAGCACGCCAGCCACGTCGTCCGCCAGGTCGTAGACCTTGCCGGCCTCCAGAGGCTCGCCTGCGGCGATCACATTGCGGGTTGCCAGGATCTTCATCAGACAAAAAAGGGGCCGGTTGCCCGGCCCCGGCTCCTATCAGGCGGTGGTCACGTCAAGGATGGCAGCGAAGCTCTCGGGGTGCCGCACAGCCACGTCGTAGGTGATGATCCCGCGAACCGAGGTCAGAGCCTTGGAGAAGTCGTCGGAATCTTCGCCCACGGTGATCTCGAGGCCGTTGCCCCAGAAGCCAACCATGGCCTGGCTGAAATCACCCATCAGCACAGCAGAGCAAACGCCGCTGCTGGTGCCCTTGGTCAGGTTGCTGGGAACCTGGTTGGTGACACCGATCGGGTAGCCGTTGATCTCGGAACCGGCAGGGCCGCGGCCGAGGGTGTTGCCGATCTGGTTCACCAGGAAAGGGCCGTCGCTGGAGGTGGACCCACCAGCACGCAGCTTCTTCAGGGCGCCCATCACCTTGGCGTTGGTGACATAAGACACGGCATCGCGGTTCACGGCGCCGTTGTCGATCATCACCTCGGTCTCAAGGTCCACCAGCTTCTCAAGCGTGATGGCGCCACCGTTGGTGCCCATCGCCACGGAGCCGATGCCGGAGGTCTGCATGATGCCGGTGGGCTGGCCGCTGGAGCCAGAACCGTTCAGGATGCCAAGATCGACAGCCAGGTTCAGGCCATCGGTCAGGTCACGGCGCACCAGCTCCTCGATGCCAGGGGTGCCCTGCAGCAGGGTCTGGCGGGAGTACTTGGACAGGGCTGCCAAGTTCTTGGGGGCCAAGGTCACCTGGTCGAAGGTGGACTCCGACTGAGTGATCGCGGTGGTCTGGGTGCTCAGGTAGTAGGTGTTAGCCACACCGGAGCGACGGGGCACAGCCACGTTGCCGACCAGGCCGGGCATGGTGCGCACGCCGAGGCTCAGCATCAGGGAGCCGTTGCGCAGCGCCTCGATGAAATCATCGGCCAGCAGGTCGGTGGCCACCAGGTTGCCGCCGGTGGTGGGGCCGGAGGTCACATAGGTGGCGCGTTTTGCCAGAGCAGCAAAAGGCACGAAGAAGGAGCGCTCGGCGGTCTTGCTGATGCCGGACTTCTCCACCTCGCGGGACAGCTCGCGGACCAGGCCGGCCTCGCGGCTCGACCAGTCGCCGGTCAGAGCGGCGCGGATGCCAGCGGTGATGCTGTAGCCGGCGCGCTCTTCAGATGCCATCTCCACAGGGGCGACGGTATCGACAGGCTTGCTGCCAATCTTTTCGAGCACAGCAGCGCGAGCCTCATCGAGGCTGCGGCCACCCTCAATCAGCTGGCGGCCGAGATCAGCCATGCCGTGCTTCTCAGTCAGAGCAGTGATGCCGGAGATACGGGCGCGCTCAGCTTTGGCAGCCTCTTGAGCCGCTTCAGCCCGCACCGCCGAGATGTCGGGGGTGTTTTCCATCGGAACCTCAGGTTCTGTTTCGGGGGTTGGTGATGCGGCGGAGGCCGCAGGATCGATCTCTAGAGACCGACCCACACCCACAGTGGGGTCTGCAGGTATGCTAACCACGCTGATCTCGTAGGGAGCCCAGCTGGTAGCGATGAAGTCGCCGCTGCCGCGTTGCTCCATTTCGTTGATCGCGTAGCCAAAGGATACGTTCCGGAGAACGCCATCCTTCACATCAGCCAGCACTTCCTGCGCAAACGCGTTGCGGCTGAACTTCACCGTGGCATAGCCACGCTTTGCCTTGCCGTCGATCCACGCCCGCTCCACCACGCCGATCACCTTGTTGGGGTCGTGGTTGAACAGCAGCGGCGCCGAATCGTTGAGGCGGGTCAGATCGGCGCTGCGCTCATCATGAGCCAGCACCTCATTCCCAAAGTAACGGGCGACGGGATACTCACTAGAGAAGGGGAACTCGATCGAACGCTCGTCTTCGCTAACCGTGAAGTCAGCTACCTCGGCGCGCTTCAATAGCTGCCCTTCAAGATCACGCGATAGGTCCATCGGTGTCCTCGATGTCATCCTGTTCATTATCGGGTGTCTCAGGCTCAGTCACCGCTACGGGCTCCGGCTGCTCAGGCTCCGGCTCCTCCATCGGCTCCGGGTTGGTGTCGAAATAAAGCTCCAGCTCCTCGGCACGATCCACCTCGGCCTTGCGCGCCAGCAGCAGCTCCTCTAGGTCGCCGCCTTGCTCAGCCACCACGTCCGCCTGCGTCTTAAACCCGCAGCGCACGGCCTCCTTGTACGCCTGCACTTCCTTGGCGGGATCCACCCATGACCAGCCGCGCGGCATCCACCGCACACGCCGGTAGCGATCAGGATCGGTCTCGTAGGCCGGCAGGTTCAGCGCACCGCTCAGCACCGCCATCTCCAGCCATGCCTCGAACACCGGCCGGTGGAAGTTCTCCACCATGAAGTGCTGCAGCGCCTTCCAGTTCTCACGATCCTCCAGCAAGCTCAGCCGGCTGCTGCTGTAGTTGGTCTGGCTGAAGTCACGGCTCACCGTCTCGTAGCTGCAACCAAGGCCGGCAGCCATTGCGCGCAGCATTGCCCGCAGAAACGGCTCCAGCTGCCCATCCGGTGCATCGAGCTGCGGCACCGTCACGCTCTCGCCAGGCGCCAGATACTTGAAGACGCCGGGCTCGAAGTTGCTCACCCGTTCGTTGTCGTACACCTCATCGCCCAGCAGCTCGCCCTCAGGGCTGGTGATGAAGCCCATCAGCGAACTGGCCGCACGGGCGCGCACCACCTCGGCCTGCTCATAGCCCTGCAACATGTGCAGCCGCTGGATCGCGCTGGACAGCCAGGGCACGCCGCGGGTCTGGCCGGGCCGGTCCTGCACATACAGGTGCAGCACCTCATCAGCAGGCACCAGCCGGTGCCGTGCTGTGGTGCTCGGTCCGAACGTCGAGTCGCCGGGGTGCTTTGTCAGAAACGCATACTGCACCGGCCGGCCCCAGCGGTTCAGCTCGACGCCCATGCGCCACTCATTGCCCTCGATCGTGCTGCCGCCTGTGTAGTTGTCGTCGAGCAGGTCGCTCTCGATGATCTCCAGCGCGAATGGCACCTTGCTGCCGCCGAACGGCTGCCGCACCATCCGCACGAACACCTCTCCCGACTCGGCCACCGCACCGATCAGCAGGCGCTCGATGTCCTGGAAGCTCAGCCGGCCTGCCGTGTGGCAGGTGCCCTTGCGTCCCCAGTCAGACCAGGCCAGCTCAATCGCATCGTTCACCGCCGTGTCCAGCCGGCCTCCGCCGCGTTGCATCCGCACCTGCGCCTGCATCCTGATGCCGGTGCCGATCACGTTGTTGCGCACCGCACGGATCGCTTGCCGTGCATAGTCGTTGTCACGCACCAGCTGGCGCGAGCGGTTGCGCAGCCGGGGCAGGCTGCCCTTAATCTCAGCGTCTGCGCTAGTGCCGCCCGTCACCCAGTCGCTGGTCAGCCGACTGACGCGCGCGCCCTCATACATCCGGCGCCGTGGCACTGCTACCGGCTGGCTCGGGCTGCGACGGAACAGCTCGCGGATTGCGCTACGAACGCCCATCAGAATCTCACGAACAGGTTATGCGGGTTGCCAAGCCCGTTAGCGTGCAGCTGGGCTGCCTGCTCACGCTTGACCGCTGCCTTAAGACTAGATTCAAGCGCAAGCAGGTCGGCCATCTCCATCTTCTTCAGCCGCCGGCTGCCGATGCTGTACTCAGCCACAGCGCCGCCGCTGATCATTGCGCGGATCGCAGCCTGCACTGCGTCCAGATCCTTCTGCGACTGCGTGCGGTTATCAAGCGCCGCCGGCGTCCCCGCGTAGGCCAGGTTGGCGTCGATCTCGAACTGGCCTGAGCCGATCGTGATCGCCTCGCTGCCCTTCGTCGCTACAGCCTGCCAGTAGCCCGTGTCATCCGCATGGAAGCCCTCGGTCGTCGTGGCTGACAGCGTGAACTGCCACCCGGTTCCATACGCCGTGCCCACAGCCGTAGCGCCGTGGTTGTTCCGGTTGAACCGGAAGTAGTAGGTCAGCGTCCAGTCAGCACTGGTGATCGCATTGCCCAGCTGGTCGGCGCTCGCGTTCGTCCGCCACTTGACGGTATCGCCCTCGGTGATCCTCGCAGGAAAGTTCACGGCCTCACCAGCTATTGACGAACGCCGACGCCGCGGCTCCTCCCGATCTTAGGCGCGGCTTTGCAGGCTTCACATCCCCATCCTGAAGGCGCTTCTCCAGCTGATCCCAGATCGTTCTTCGGTCGTACCGCTGATACATCCGATTTAACGCCGCATACGCATAGACCAGGCAATCCAGCGCCTCGTTCCGTGCGCTTGGTTTCTTCACCCATTCCCTCACGGGGAATCCCTTCACATAACGCAGCGCTTGCTTCTCAGCCGTCAGCTGCTCGAAATATTCCTCACCCGTCTGCGCGTGGAAGTGCAAATACCCTCCGCCGGGTTCGTTGTGCTTCAGCCTCCCGAACAGCGTCGTCTTCACCGTGTCGCCACCCACCGGGAACACCAGCGCGCCGCGCTTCAGCGTCTGCCCCTTCGCGTTGATGTCCACCTTTGTCGGCTTGCCGATCGGTGGCTTGCCCCGTTGGCTCTGGCCCTTGATCGCAATCACGCCCACGCTTTGCCGCTCACGCGCGTACTGGTAAACCTCAGCCGTTGCGTGACCGCCGGAGTCCACCGCCACCACGTCCGCCCGCAGCTTGCCGCCGCTCGCGTGCTCCCACTCGTGCAGCACCAGCAGGTCCAGCTGCTTCCATACCTCCGGTTTGCACGGGTCGCCCGCGATCTCCTGGTGGTCGATCAGCCAGCCCTCCTCCTCTCGGCCCCAAGCCCACACGCTCACCGCCAGGCGATCACCAGCAGATCCGCCACCACCCTGCACGTCCACGCCGATCGTCACCGCCAGCGCGCCATCCGGCAGCCGGCCCGCCGGGTACGCCTCGCACCGCTCCAGCAGCGCGCTAGCGCTCACCTTGCTGGCGAAATCCTCCTCCCATGTCTCCGCCAGGCGCGTGTTCACGAACGACTTCAGCATCGGCGCGTCCGACTTCGCCCGCAGGAAGTCGTCCACCATGTCCGCCCAGCTCAGCCAACCCAACGGGCTGTAGAGCCCGCTCAGCTGGAAGCCAGCTGTCTTGCCGTCGCTCGGTGCCGTCGCACGCCACTCGCCCTGCCGCAGCATCGCCGGCTTGTGGATCTCAGCGAACCGTTCACCGCAGTGCTCGCACTCATACACCGCCGTGGCCGGGTCGTTGTTCTCCCACTTCAGCTGCGGCCACTTCAGCCATTGCATCGCACCACAGCTCGGGCACGGCACAAAAAACCGCCGCTGATCGCTGCGCTCAAACTCCGCCTCGATCCGGCTGAAGTCCTTCACGGTCGGCGTGCTGGTGAGCAGGATCTTCCGCCGCGCGAACGTCGTCGCACGCTTCTCCGCCAGGCTCACCGGGTCGCCCTCTCCGTCCACATCCAGCGGGAAAGCGTCCACCTCATCGCAGAAGATGTAGCGGCACGGTGTTGAGCGCAGGCCGGTGGCCGAGTTGGCCCCAGTCAGCAGCATCATCCCGCCGGGGAACTCCTTCGAGAACATCGTGTTGCCTGAGTCCCGGCTGCGGCTCGGTGCGATCTTCTCCGCCAGCACCGGCGTCTCCGTCACCAGCGACTCCAGCCGCTGCTTGCTCAGCCTCTTCGCCATCTCCACCGTGGGCTGCACCAGCAGCATCGGCCCCGGCGCGTGCGCGATCACATAGCCCAGCCAGTTGCTGCCGCTCTCCGTCTTGCCGGTCTGCGCCGCAAACATCATCACCACCCGCTGCACGTTGCTGGTCGTGCTCAGGCAATCCATCGGCTCGCGCAGGTACGGCGTCCGGTTAGTGCGCCACGGCCCCGGCTCCGCCGATGCCTTGCTGCTCAGCCGCCGGTGCTTATCCGCCCACTCGCTCACCGTCAGCGGCTGCTCAGGCCGCAGGCCCTCCATGAACGCCGTGCGCCACACGCTCATCGCTCCACCTCCACCAGCGACAGCAACGCATCGCGGTGTTCATCGCTCAGCAGCTGGTGGATCACTGCCGGATCCGTCTCACCTGCCAGCTGGTGGCTTAGCCGGTCCGCCAGGTTGCTCAGCGCCTCGCGAATGCTGCGCCCCACCTGAAACGCCTCCTTCTTCACCTCATCCGCCGGCACCAGCTCGCGCCGCTGCTGCGCAACTTGCAGCTTGCTCAGCTCCGCCTGGTAGTGCTCGCGTCTCGCGCGACTCTCATTGAGATCGGGGATCGCATCATCCGGCAGCGCCTCGATCCGCTGCCGCAACTCCCGCGGTGTCCGCGGTGCCGGCTCCTCGATCGGATCCGCCTGGCTCACCTTCGCGTTGTGCGTCGCCTTGGTGTTCCTGTTCCACAGCTCCAGCGCCAGATCGCGATCCAGCCATCGCTTGCCATCCTTCTCCACCACGGCCGCAGCGATGCGCGTCTTGGTCGCCGCCGTAACGGTTCCCTTAGCGCAGCCTTTCAGCGCAGCGAACTCGCTAAACGTGACCAGCACTAGGTTTGTGCG